ATTATATCCTGTATATACACAACCACTTGAAATATGTACAATTGGTGTATTGATATTGTTTAATTCAAGTTGTATCGGCCAAATAACATTTCCATCAATGGTTTCTTGTTTATAAATTTCACAAGCATCCACATTAGGAAAACCAGTATATCCAGCAGCATTAATAATAACATCCGATTTTGGAATAATATCTTTATGAGAAATCCATTGATAGTCCAATTTTTGATTTTCTAGTTCATGGGCAATATGTTTACCAACATAACCATGGCCAATTAATGTAATCATTTGAACTCACAATCGACCATGATTTCAGTTAGACAGGCGATAAGGTTAATCTCCGCATCCGCAACGAAAGCTGCCTGATATTGGTACTTAGCAAGTATTAAAACCAACTGTGGAACTGCATTAGGTTTTAATGATTCACAGAGTCCGTCATACAATTTACGGAAGATTCTTGCTGGATCGTTATCTAAATTACCGGTAACCCATTTGCGAGCCTCGGAGAAGTTCTTATCTTTAAGTGCTTTGATTAATTCTGTAAGTTGAATGTCGGAAACGGAACTTAGGATGCCTTTATCAATAGTACCAGATACAGAATAACGTTGTAACTCATTAAGAATACGGCGATTATCAGGGAAGTGCTTAGTAATGACAGCGGCAACAACCTCTTTATCATATGTAATTCCTTCTTGGTCTAAAATCCACTCTGCTCGTTTAAAGAAAGCAGAAGCCATCTTTGCCTTTTGGCCATTGATGCGGAAGTCGATAACGGTACAACGGGAATGGATAGGATCGATAATCCTATTTTTGAAATTACAAGTAAAGATGAACGAACAGTTCCCAGCAAACTCCTCGATAGCCCCACGCAAGGCAGGTTGAGTTGAATTGGGATTTAGATAGTCTGCTTCATCAATGATTACAACCTTGCGGCCACCCATGAGAGAGACCGATGAAGCGTAGTTTTTAATTTTATTGCGAAGAACATCAATACCAGATTCATCAGAGCCGTTGATAACAATATAATCACAACCAACTTCTTCACAGAGAGCTTTTGCGATTGTAGTTTTACCAACACCGGCTGTACCTGATAATAATAAATTCGGTATTTCTTTTCGATTGACATACTCTTGAAAGGTGGATTTGATTGCTTCTGGAAGAATACAATCTTCCACCCGTTGTGGCCTATATTTCTCCACCCATAATAAATGTTCCATTCACATACCTCATAATATAATTCATAACATAATAGGGGGATTTTACTCCCCCTTCAATTAAAACTTGTAAGTGACGCCAACACCTGGTACCCATGGATTGAGTGTCAATTTACCTAGGTTTGCACCTGTTTGAACAGAGGTAATATTGGTTGCCATAGTGATGTATTTAAGGTCCACATTCAAACCCCAATTCTTATCGAGCATATAATCTGCACCGACTTGACCTACGAAACCTACGCTATGTTGGTCAACACGGACACTATTTCCCAATGCAGGAAAGTTTTGACGATTGCCAAAAATTGTGTAGTTAATACCAGCACCAACATATGGTTTAAAATCACCAAATTCGGTAATGTGATATTGAGCAATCAATGATGGTGGCAATGCAGAAACGTTACCAATATTTGTTGAACCCGCATTAAGATTTACTTTTTGTGGGTAAGACAAATCCAATTCAGCTGCAATATTCTTAGTGAAGAAATAAGAAACATCCACTTCAGGAAGAACTTTGTTTTGTGCTGTAATATTGGATGTTGAAGCAATGCCTGATTGTCCGTTTTGGAAAATAGCATCAACGGCACGAACACGCAACATCCAAGGATTGTCCTCTGATGCTTGTGCTGTCGATACAAAACCTGCGGCTAATAATGATAATACTAATAGTGTTTTTTTCATGATGTTGTTAAAACCTTCTTCCATTGTCCGTTAATATTTAAATAAAGTTCACCATCTGGTCCAGGTACTAGTTTTAATGCAATATCTTTTTCCGTACCAGGAACAAATTGTTTGGGTTGGGCATTAACAGATAACCCTCCCAATTGATTTACAGTTAAGGTTGACCAAACTGCACCAGTCGAACCCGAGAATCTGTAAGAACCATCACCCATTTCATAAGCCTGAAGGGCTTGTGGTGGAGGTGGTGGTTTGACTTCACCATAAGTTGATGTAAGTGTAATTGATGCAGGACTAATCTCCTCAATCAATGCCACCATTTTTGGATCTATTTCTGGTGTCTTACTATGTATGTGTGTATTATTAATGACAACAGGGGCTGCGGTAACTTCTTTCATACCAACAGCGCCAGCTGCGAATAATCCCAATATACCTGCGCCTCGGATAAACTTTCTGCGTTCCATTATTTTACCTCGGTAATACCTTCAAAGAGGGATTCAAATTCCTTGTGTTGGGCCACTTCTTCTTGGAAGGATTGTTTATGATAAACTTTAGCCATACGAGCAATAATCTTTTTAGGAATTTTTGAATTGTCCGCAGACACATCAAGAATTTCTTTAATTAACTTTTGTTTATATTCAATCTCACCAAAGTAATTATTGATTTCTTCAATGGCACCTTTTAACTCTTTAAGTTGTTTTGTATCTAGTGTACCGTAAATTGTCTGAATAGATAAACTCATTATTTTAGTTGTCCTTGTAATGCACCAACAGCATCAATCAAAGATTCGTCAACAATCAAAGTTCCACCTACAAGACTAATTACGGTTTTACCTAGATGTTCACCTTCTTGTAATTCAAAGACTGCGGTGACATAAGTGGGGTTAATTGCAATTTGTTGTTTTGTAATTGCATCTGTAAAATAAATCAACATTGTTACTCTCCAAATTTAGAATATTTCGATTCTGTGGCAACCCAATATTGAATATCTACTGTTTTGTTCTTAAATGAAGCAAGACCTTTAGATGAGATTTCAACATCATATCCACCAGAAATCATTTTAAAGTTATCGGTTAAGAAAACCATTTTGAATTTATGGCCATTACCTTCTGAAACATCAATTGAATTGGTGTGTGCAGAATTATCTACAGCATTAAAAGCTGTTAACCAAACCTTGTCACCATCAGATTCAACGGCAATATTAGGTGATTGTAACACACTCGCTGTTTTGAGGATAGCGGCCAAATCTTCTTCTGTTAAAGTAAATGAAACATCAACAGAGGGAAGGCTTAATTGTTTCTCAGGAGGAGTAACAATCATATTCTTTTCAGTTTTACGATACTTGATTTTACTGCGGCCAGATTTGAAAATTACATTGGCATCATCGAAGTCAATCTCGGTATCCTTATTGAGGGAATGTACTGCTAAAAATTGATTCAAGTCGTACACACAAAAATCTTGTGGAAAATCATCCTTCAATGTTGCCTTGGCAAGTACCGTTTTGCCTGAGGACATTGTTGCAATTTTATTTCCTTTTTTAAACTCGATGCCAGAATTAATCTTGGCAAAGTTCTGTAATACGGATAGTGTTTCACTAGATAACTTCATTTGCTTCTCCATTATGTAAAGTCCTTTAATTATACATCATTCAAAATACAATGTCAACCTATTCTTTGGAATACTTGACATCATGTTCATACAAAAACATTAGGCAACACATAGCATGAGCTAAGTGGTGAATACCAGATTCGGAATCCATTTGTTCACCTTGTTTCCAAGCCCACACATGGCGTTGTAAGGCATCAAAATACCTGCGTTTGGAATCAGGCACAACTTGCCAATTATCTCGGTCATATTTCTGAGCACCGAAAGTTAATACTTTTACCACTTCTTCTAATGCGAGTGGTGGCAATAAACCATATTCTAGTTTACCACCATCAAACTTACGACCAGGAACTGTAATTGGTGCATCAAAATTAATTGAAGAATAATTTGGTGTAACAAATTCTTGTGGAGCAGCTGATTCATAACCTGGATGAAATGGTGCTTCTGCAACCAATCTATCATGTTCTGCACCGGCCGGTATTGAAGGCCAATTTACAGGAGAGGTTACACTACCACCACCAGAATAATCTGGCGATGGTGTTTCATATCCTTCAGGTAATTCAGAAGTTACAAAATTAGCCATCACATTTCTCCAACATAATTAGCAACAGCTGGCATATCTCCTTGGAAGTGATATGTACCAATGTGTGAGGTTCTCATCCAAGGACATAACCAAATGGATCCACCCATCTTACGCCACATCTGGCAGAACATATAATCTTCTGAAAGATATCGGTCAGAACCACCACCTGTAATAGAATTTTTAGTATCAATTACAGTATCAAAGAAAGCATGAATATATCGTGAACCATCAAAGTGTGCTTGGCCAACATGGTCAGGTTTGTAACGAATCTCAGGATACTCTGCTTCCATCTTGGCAAATACATCACGGCGTATCATCATAAAACCTGTTCCAATTTCCAATACCTCAAGTGGTTCAGAAACAGAAAATTGTGCAGTACCTTTAACAGGATTAAACACATAATCACCTGTCAATTTATCCAAAACATTAACATCAATATTCGGATCTTTTTCCATGGCCCTCTTAATTGATTTCCATTTAATTGCTTTCTTAGGATAAGGACCACCTGCAACATCTTTGTCTAGTGCAAGTAAAGCAATTACATCTTGTGGATTAAAATTAATATCTGAATCAATAAACAACATATGAGTACATTCTGACCGGTGAATAAATTCATCAACCAAATAGTTTCTTGCACGGGTAATTAATGATTCGTTGAAAAGAAATGAAAATTTAATCTGTACACCATATTGCATACACAAGCCTTGTAAGTCAAGACACGCTTTCATGTAAAGTCCATGATTCATGCCACCATACATTGGTGTAGCAACAAATAGGCTCTTTTTTTGTAAATCTTCTTTTTTAATTGAAATTTCCATTTGTTCTCCGTAAAAATAAAAAAAGGGAGTATCGCTTCCCAGCGAACTCCCCATGTCACATCTGCGTATTAGGCAGTAAAAGTGTAACCAGCAGCCAAAGCAGATTGTACCAATGCTTTAGTTGGTGTACCTAAGCGGTAGTAAGAAATCTTACGACCATCTTCCAATACACGGGTATTGGTGTAGATTACATGACCTTCTTGGCGAAGTTCATCAACACGAGCGGCAACATTCTTGATGCCGAAACGATGTTGTGCTTGCTTGGTTGTAAAAGTGTTGTAGCCACCAGTTTGTTTGAGTGCGGCTAACATTTTTGATTTTGCTGACATTATAAAGCTCCTAATCATAGTTAAAGTAAAACTCGTTGTATTAACGAGAGAAACCAGTATAACATTATCTAGTATCTAAGTCAAGTATTTTTGCGGTATACTTGATTATCTACCAACTTGTGGTAAATACTTGGCCTTGGTATCTTCCCAAGACAAGTAAATGAGGTCATCATAGAATAAGGATTCGTATGAAACGGTATTTTTTTTCTGTAGTTGCCGAATTCTACCTTTGGCATACTTTGTTTTCCAAATGTTTGCCAAAGTTTCTTCACTAGTATCAAATGATTTTACCAGTTTATCATCAACAATTTCTTTCCGTAAAAATTCACTGGTATTATCATAGAGAGGACTAAAGTAAATACCACGCTGATGTTCGGTACGAATCAATTCTTTTGGTATCTGTAGTTTAGAATACGCAAAATTTAATGAACGATTTTTGTGGTCACGCTTAAGTGGAAGTCCTTGTTGATTCTTGGCATCCCACCACTCAAAGTATTTTCTAGGGTGATTCTCTTTAATCCAATCAAACACCAATTTTTTGGTTGCTCTACTTGGTTCAAAAGCAACTGAACCTGAGGAGAACCCCATTGGATTCCAATGTTCAAGTCCGTCATATTGGGATAGGCCACCAGTTTTAGTTTTACCATATAATGATGTAGTGGTAACTCCAACAAGTGTATCACCGTATTGGCGTTTCCAATCTGCTTGAACGGTGTCCGATAAACACATCAAAGCAAGGAGTTTACCACCCATGTAGTTATAACCTAATGGTTGTAACGGAACGATGGTGGAACCAATTGCGGTGTGATTAATCATGTGTTGCTGTGTCTTAACATCTCTCGACCAACCAATGGCGTTATCCCGTGGTGTAAGGTCTAGAAAGTCTGAGGAGATACAAATAACACCTAGGTACTTACCAGTAACCTCATCCGTAAGAATATAAAATAGGTTGCGGCCAATATTACTATTATTCTTCATAGTGGAAGAAAAAGTACGAACGGCATTCCAAGTTTCAGCATCAGGACCATTTGAAAGAACCATTTTAGGTTTTAAATTCAAATAATCATCAGGACCTTGTGGTACCCAAAAGTTAGCCTTGACTTTCTCAACAAGTTTATTTTGGTCTGGATCGACCATTTGAACTTCAGCACCAAATAAAGTTGATACTTCATGTACAGGATATCTCTCTTTTACTTCACACCATTTTTGGTATAAAGTATATTCACGAACATCCATTTGTGAAGCATAAGTCAAATCCTCTACGAGGACTCTTTTCATATTTTCTTCATCAATGTGTTCAAATGATTCAACAGGATTTTTCTCCTGCCAATCATTCCATTGTTTTTCTACAAATTCAATTGGTGTTGCCATTATTTAATGCTTTCTTTATAAATATAGATATGATTATACACACTATCTACAAGATTGTCAACAATATAAATGGTAAGGTTTATATTGGATATGATTCAAAATGGCATAATAGAAAAAAAGGTCCGAATCAATGAAACGAACACTACAACTCAAACGGATGACTTCTGCAATTGAGCTAAACGATTGTCCAACTTGTTAAATTTTTGCACTAGGTGATTGACCTTACCTCGTTTTTTCATACCC